GGCACCAAAAGTAACATAACGGTCAGCACCGGTAAACATTTCAACCTGTAGGCGTGAAGTGTCTCTATAGCCGGCTGCAATCATTGTACGCTTGTCGGCACGGGTACGTGCTCTATCTGATACAGCATTAGTTGCTGAACAGTTAATAGCAGGCAGTGGTGCGATTACTTCAGCAATGTCGCGTGCAGCAACGTCAATAAAGTTTGCCACCATTGGCTTAGGGTATTCTGCTGGAAACAAACCAGGGAATACTTGGTTTATGTTTCCTTTACGTACCTCAAGTACGTCACCCCAACGAGCATCACGGTTTGCGTAACGTTGTTTCAGTTGTTGATAGGCGTTAGCAATATCTTCAATCTTGCGTGCCACTAGACTCCTAATTTAATATTAATACCAGCCAGCATTGGCTAATCGTTGTTTCCTTGCATATTCTTCTAAATCCACCACTTGGCGTTTAGCCAAATCCATTGGTGTAGCAAAAGGGTTACGAACCCAAGTTTTGCCATAACTACCTTGCTGATTTACATAATCCCTTAATTGGGTTTCAGCAAACCACAAAGCCATAGGTCCATCCTGTTTATTCTTAGTACCAGGAGACCAAGTAATCAGTTGCTCAATAAGAGCTTTAACGCCCTCTGACTCGGCGCGAGGGAACTCAATAAGATTATTCTTAGCAGGTTTACCATCAGGACCAAAGGTACCAAAGAGAGTATTAAGAGAAGCCACGCCATATTCAAGGTCCATCTTGTTAGAACCCGTATAGTGTTGGACAAGCCTGATACCCCGTGATTGTAAGAAAGCATTAATCTCTTCATCTTGTGTAAGGAATAGTTGGAAAGCATTCTTCTCAATAACCCAAACAGCCGGCTTATAACGTTCCGTCCATTGAAAAATTATTTCACGAATACGCTGAGGCGTAGGAGCAGGCATACGGGAAGCATCTAAAAGATAACGCTTCTTGGTACTTCTGTCACCAGTAATAGCCACAGTAAAAGTATCACCTGACATAGCAGGGTCCATAGCACAAACAGTATAAAAGCCTGTAACGTCAGCAGGATAGCCAGGAGCACCCGCAACAAGCGGACCACACCCACGCATACCATTAGCTGCGGCACGAACCAGTTCCGGTGCAAACACAGACTCAGACTCAACATCTTGCTGTTGATAAACCATAGCCCACGTTTTAGAATCCAAAACGCTACGGCGTTGCTTTAGTCTAGTTCCATCCCATCTAGGGAAGAAACCATCTTCATCAGGATCCAAAGGATCCCCAGGCCAAGGCACATTAGACCTAGGCCAAAGAGTAACCCAATTCTCAGGTTTTTCATCAAACTCCAAAACAGCCGGCATAGCTAAATAAGTCCAAGGACTCTTAGCTTCCGGATAACGATCAGGATTACGCAATTCTCGGTACATGTCAATTGGATCAACACGGGTACCAACAATAAGAAGTTTACCAGTAGGACCAATACGTGTCAAGACTTCTTGCTGAATCCATCTTATCTGTTTATCGTACTCGCCTGCATTAGACAAAGTAACACAATCGTCAAGAATAATAAGGTCAGCGCGAGCACCGTAAATTTGCCCACCAATACCCAAAGCCTGGAGAGTAGGATCTTTTTCGCCTGACTCACGTTCAATATAAATCGCATCCTGTGTCCACTTATCAGCAGTAGCCTTAAAGCCATCAGCAGGTGCAAACCTTCTTTGAAGGTCAATATAAAACGGCGAAGTAAGTCTTTGTTTAACAGCATACAAAAATTCCTTAGCCATAGTCTGTGTCTTAGACACAACCTTGATACGCACAGTTGGATCAACACAGATACGGTACGTAATATAATCAATAGACACTGTCATTGACTTGGCATGCTCTGGTGGCATATTCACCAAAACATAATTTGTAACACCCTGCTCAAACATCATAGAAGGGTGAACCCAAGACAGTTCTTTGTTTTCAATCAAATCAATAATATTTTGCTGGTGGGGAAAAGTTTCAGACTTCATAAACTCTTTACGAAAATCATAAAAAGTCATAGCCTTATCTTCATCAGATATATGACCATCACGGGCCTTCAAAGCCCTAACCAGCTGAACCTGTTTTTTAAAATCAGGATCAGACTCGGTGTAATAATAAAAAGTTTTACTAGACTTACCAACTGCGCCGCAGGCATCCTCAACAGAGAAACCAGCCTGGATCAATTCTAGGAGCCTGGACTTGGCATCACTGGCATTAAGTTTAGCACCAGGTTTCAACCGAAGGTGCAAAGAATCTGTGGGTTTAACCGGTTTCAAAATAGATACTCCTCTGGCCAATATACTAGGTATATACCGGTAAAAAAAATTATAAAACCTAGGTACCGGGAGCGAACCGAAGTTAATGAGTGAGCGACCTCGTTTATACTCGTCGCTCTGAGCGTAGCCCCAAGCGAAGCGAAGAGCTTTCGGCCTAAAGGCCTCAAGCCGTAGAGGGGCGGGGGGCTTAAAAGCCCCTCTACTATATATAAGGCTGCAACTTGTAGATTTGTTGCACACCATGTTTGACCTGCGGAAACACGACTCCCAGGTTTAGAAAAAATATGTTGGTAGAGACTATTGACTATAAGTAGCTCCGGTTTAATAACCCCGGGTCATAGCCTTACCCTCCTATTAGGACTTGGTTGTAGGTGTGCCAACCCATCTAATCGTGTGCTTCGCACACTCATTTATTAAGAGAGAGGATTCCGTTTTTGCGCAGAACGCGCCATTATTCGTATGGGATGCCTAAGTTATGAACTAAGGGACGCTGACTATCGTATGACCCCTAAAAGGATAAAGCGCGCCCCAATCGGAACGCGCCCCATATCTACCTATCTACTAAATAAACAAACTAAAGAACAGCACCCACCACGCGCCAGCCAATGCCACGCATAACCAAAATATGATTCTGCCTTTCATTAGTATTCACCTCCAAATAATGATTCCTGTTGCAAGTCAGGACGATAGCAAAGGCAATCATCCAAATAGGTCAGACAATCCAAACAAGCACCACAAGTTGCGCAAACAAAATCCACCAACGGGTGAGGCTCGTACATCTCACAATTGTAACAGTAGTCAGTTTGATAGTCGTCATCTTTTACATAATCCCATGATGATTGATAATCCTTGAACCAAGTGTTACGCACCTGATAGGAATAATTAGACCACCAAAGACCACCACCAACCCAATGACCCAAATCCTCATTTAATATGTAAACCTGAGATTGAAGTTCAGGGGCAGTTGAAAAAATAGCAATCTTAGAACCTGAAACCAATTCCTCAAGTTCACCAAATCCTGCTTCATCATCCAATAATTCCAAGAAATTAGGAAGCCAATCCTCAGCAAATACAAGCGTGTCAGACCTGTCGTCACCTGCAGGAATCTCAACGCCAAGAACCCCATTATGACCAAGAATTATGTCCTGACGACCTCCTACCTCGTATGGATGGGAATTAGTGGCACATACTGACCCATGAGTAGCCCAACGAGCATGAAACATAGACCAGCAATCAGGATATTGTTCACGCACTTTCAGGAACTTGGACACCATGTGTTCAGCGTTCAGCCCCTTACCTGTCAGGATTCTGTCGCCAATATGTATGGCGTAGCCAAATCCGTCAGGGTTATTGGTGCATGCGCACATTAATTCCTGTCGGGTCGGTGTGTAGTTAGGACTTGCAACCATTAAAAGACACATCTTAATTCTCCACATCTGTTGATAGTACGGAAAGAGATCCACAAGAATTGTCCACAACTTCAGACATTAGTACGGCATGAGCTATAGATTCAGTTCCAAAAAGATCTTCAGAACTTGGAGGTTCAGCTGTTTTAAGTGACGGAATCAATCCATATTCACACATCAAATCAATAAAAGAAGCGCACTCGGTGCGATTCTCATTAACCCAATCAGCAAAACGACCAAACTTCAATGCGCCCTGATTAATGTCATGCACGCTAAGAGTTCCAGCGTATTGAATCGCGCAATCTATTGATTCAATCGCAGAACGCACGCGCCTTTCATTAAGTGAACCCCTAAAAATCCTGACTTCTACTGTGTCGGTATTGCTTAAATTAACGGCACAATATCTCTCAGGAAACTTCTCACCTTTCAAGACTTTCATTATTCCGTTAGTCTCAGAATCAAAAGAAGCCCAACGAGATGAAGTCCTGCCAGCCAATTTTGACCATGCATATTGATTGCTTAAAATCAATTGCGCAAATTTCCAAATATGACCAGAACTAGCAAATCCTGTCCTGCTTATGTGAACATGCAAACCACAAGTTCCAGCAGACCAAGAACGATAACCTAATTCTTGCAAACCACTCAAAAACTTAAAATCAATTGCTTCTGAGTAATAATTAAAACTAAAAGGAAAGGTCACTAATTCGTAACCCCTATCAAGTGACCCGTCAGCCTTAAAATATACAAATTCGCCTAGTGAATCTTTAACTACTTTCATCCCATCACTAAAAGAATTTTCCATGGATTCCACTTCTAATTCCACGCCATAAAATAAACGCAAATCATCAGTATCAGTTGAACCCATAAAAAAATCAGGTCTACGAGGCTTGAAAGAATAATTCATTATTCCGTCATAATCAGAACTTGACCAAATATCTACATCATCAGGGTCATAATTCGCGTCACATAAATTGCGCTCAAACATATCGCAATAGTCGCACCATGAAGCACCAATGGAATCAATGCAATGTGAGCAATAGTAATCGCCTTCAACTTCTGAAACTGATTCCACATATTCTGAACAATTATCGCAATATGAAAATTCGTTATCGCGACAATCATCACAATAGTAATAATCACCAACCATGGTGGAATTACATCTTGGTAATAATTCGTCACAATTATTGCAATTGCAAGAGTGCACAGAACAATAAAAATTAACCTGTTGCGACCAAAAACGAACAATCCAATTTCCACCGACTCCAGCATCAACACGAATAACAAAAGAATTTGATTCCTTAAATCTAATTGCTTCTGCTTCAGTATTAAATATCATGGCATTTGGAATTGTCTCAACATATTTTGTCCAATGATTATTGGCAAAACAATCAGAAGTAAAAAAAACAGAATCAAATTCTGACGCTAATTTTTTTTTGTTACATCCAAGCCAATCACAACAAACTTCATTACTTACTGAATAAATAACATCATCAACCAATGGGACTTCGGTTGTAGTTGTCACTTTGATTCCTTTCATAATCGGGCAGAGTTACCCACTTTGATTATTCCCTAAAAATCGCCAAATTGCAAAGACATTTCAATCGTGTATTATGAGAGATTGCGACAAATTATGACAAAAGGGGATTAATGCAACATTAAAGACAAATCGGATATTCTTTTACCATATTTCAATCTTAAAATTACGCGACACGCGCTTCAGTTATCCACAAAATAATCCACAACATATACACAAGTTATCCACAAGCTGTGGAAAAACTGTGGATAACGATCCAAGGTCGGTGGGTGGTGGGTGGTGGGTTTAGTACACTAAGAACGCGCGATTAAATGTTCTTGACAAATTGTTAAGACAGGTCAATAATTAAATTAACAACAGAAAGGAAATACAAATGAAAGTAAAAGATGTAATCAAATCATTGCAAACTAACTTTGATTTGGAAGAAGATATTTGGTATAACTTTTATACTAAAGATGATTTAAACGATTATGATGTTAAAGCAACAAATAAAGAATGGCTTGAAATCATTACATTGTTAGATGAGTATTGGGACAATGACGATTTTCAAGAAGCAATTAGTTACGTGTTAGGTGATCAAAAGGAGAATGTATGAAAAAGTACATAGTATACAAAATGGTTAGTTACGATCAACAACAAATGATTGAAGCAAACAGCCCTGAAGAAGCGATAGAACTAGCCGAAGAATACAACGAGTGGGACGATCCAATTGAAACCAATTTTGATTTTGACGCTCATGAAGTCAAGGACAATGCGTAATGACCGCTATAACTTGCTGTGGTCGCTCTTGGCTTAACGATTGTCAGATATGCGAAGAAAAAACATACGCTGATTACATTCAAGAAATGAATAACAATTTGGAATCAAAATACGTTGATCCAGGTGATATGGAAGATTACGAGGAGGAAGAATAATGACAGACGGAGAAATAATAGACACAATAATGGGTTGGATAAAAACTGACGGACAGATTATATCTGATGAACAATTAGTTGAAATGATTAAAGATTTAACTACAACAAGGGAGTTAAATAAATGACAACAGAAGAACGATTAGAACGAATAGAAGCAATGCTCCGCTACATAATTAGAGAGATGAATTACATTCCTGACGCGCCAAAACAAGTGAAACCAGCTTTGGTGTTGGTACATGGAGCAGAATAAAGATCAAGATAATAAATGTTATATTTGCCATTCTGTTTGGTATTGCACTTGTAACAATGATGCTAACAAAGGAGAATAATGTTACCGAAAGGTTATTGGCGTGGAGCACTCTGCGCTGAAATTGATCCCGAACTATTTTTCCCCAAAAAAGGTTCAATATATGAATCGCAAGTTGCTAAACGAATGTGCCGTAAATGTCCTATCATTGAAAAATGTTTGGAATATGCCCTAAAAGACCCTGAAATAAAGGGAATTTGGGGTGGTACTAGCGAACAACAGCGTTACAAAATTAGAAACAGGAGTGGTAGATGGAACTAAAATTTGTAGTAGGAATGCTTATTGTAGGAATAGGCTTCGCATTGATGATTCCATTAGACGAGCGTGAGAGTAATGATAACGCGCAACAACCTACTGTTCAACAGAAAATACCAAGGAAACCAGATTTTCCTGTGTCTGCAAGAAGTTATGCAAGATCAATGGTATCTGTTGAAGAGTATGTAGCATTGCATGAATTAATTATGCGTGAATCATCTTGGAATCCTGATGCACGCAATCGCAAATCAACAGCGTATGGCTTAGGTCAGCTGATTGATCAAACGTGGAAAGATGTTGGTATTGAAAAGTCTGACGATTTTCGTATTCAACTTATTGCTGCACATAAATATGTTATGATGAGATACGGAAGTTGGGTTAAAGCTCTTGAACATCACAAGCAACACGGTTGGTACTGACAAATGGTGTTTATCCTGTAAAGGAATAGGAAGTATTTTGATACTTATGTTAAGTGCAAATCTTATTTGCCCTAAGTGTAACGGAAAAGGTGTAATGGATGAGTCTTGAACCGATTAGGCAAGTGTGGGGCGATGATAAACGTGCTACAGCAGTTGTTACAGCGTTAAATGAATTAGAACCATCGTGGTTGTTTTACCCCACGCCTCCATTTTATTTTACTGATTACCATATGACAAAAGTGCGCCCTAATGGGCGCGAGAATTACATTGGTGATTTAGAAGTTAAATGGTTAAAGGTTAACTCAAGTGTGACAATTAAATTTCCTTATCAAAAGCTTCAACGTATGATTATATGTCCTCCGTATAATGAAAACTATAATATCTACCACCGAATTTGTTTTAGATTTGATGATGGGTTATTATTAGTACCAGTATTAGAAATGGCACATTTAATACCACAATTTGACATAAGGTACGACACTAACGAGCGTGATCTTAATGTTCACGTTACTTGCAAAGAATTTGAAAAATATTGGATAGATAAGGTGGTAAACGAATGAATGAAGACAGACCATTATGGTTAGTTATTCCAACAGCAACAAGGAGAGAATATATACCAGACATTATTACCGAGTCAGGTATTGATAGAAATCATATAGTTATTGTTCATACTGTTAATGATAATGAACCATATTATGATGTAAACAATATCTATGACATTGGTGAAATAAACATTCATCGTTGGTGGAATAAAGGCATTGACTTTGCTTTAGGTAGAGGCGCTCGTTATGTTGCTGTTCTTAATGATGATGTGCGTATTGCTAATGATCCATTAAATAAAATTGCTAAGGCAATGGCAACAGTTGAAGCACCATTGGGCTATCCATTTCCATTTGAAGGACATGTGTGTGGTTATTGTTGGGTATTAGATTTAGCTTCAGATGTTAGACCAGATGAAAACTATCGCTGGTGGTATGGTGACAGAGATCTTGATATTCAAGCACGCAGAGCAGGTGGCGTGGCTCATGTACCAGCAATGGTTAGGCATGTACATGGCAATGAGTTAACCAGAGAAAACCCAGAGTTAATGAAATTAACTGAAGCTGACGAAGATTATTTCTTTGAAAAATGGAAAGATGTCATCAAGAAAGCTTAAGTCCAAGTTCCTTTATATTTTATTAAATAATCGTTTTCTAACACAAGGTTAATACGTCCGTGACGTTCCTCTGTACCTTTAGCGTTATGATCTGTTAGTTCAGGAAACATTACTTCAACAGATTCGTGGCGACAATAATCTAAATGCCATTCAACTTCGTGTCTGATTGCATCTGCTTTACTTTGTGCAACAGGTATACCAACCTTATCTAATGTGGCACGTGAATAGATACCAAGATACATTCCAAACGCTGTTGGACAATTAGATAATGGTACAGATGTAACCTTGCGCCAACCTGTTTTCAAAAAACTTTGGTCTTTAATTATTACAGAGTCTTGAAAGAACCACCATCTGTCCCAGTTAGTGTTCTCGTAAGCCCACCTAATTTTACCTAACTCAAACCCGTAGTCTGAGCGTACTGTTACAGGTGTTGTGCCAAAAGATTTAAGACAATCAGTTAACCAGTGTTCACGTTCAGGTGTTGTGGCTATGAGTATGTTCATAGTCTTGCTTTAATTTCTGTGCTTGATATGCCTTGTGTATATGGTATGTAGATTAAACTTATGTTTAGTTTATCTAACCAGTCTTGTGTGAACTGCATTTGTTTGTAGTAATCTTTGCGTGCCCAATCAGAACCAATAGCAATTATGTCTGGCGATGCTTCAATGATCGCAGGCTTAGAGTCTTCGTTACCAAAATTTGGTATAACTTTGTCAACATAACGGCAAGATAAAAGCACTTCAGCTCTATCTTGATATGAAATTATTGGTGGTTTACCTTTGTATTCTTCAATGAACTCATCAGTATTTAGTGATACTATTACCATTCCTGATTCTCCTGATAGTTCACGGCAACGCTCCAACAATCTTACGTGCCCTATATGAAATAAATCAAATGTTCCACCTGTGTAAACCCTTAACCCCAAGGTGATTCTCCACCAAGTTCTTTGCTGATTAACCTAATAGCTGTATTAACTTTGCGACTAATGGTTGATTTAGAAAGATTTAATATTTCACCAATAGTTTCTAAGTTCATACCATCTTCATAGCGCATACGAAGTATTTCGTATAACTCTATAGATAATTTTCTAACAGCAATGCGAATGTCATACATTGATGCAAGGAATGATCCTGCTGTTGCTGGATCTCCCCCACCACCTGAAACAAATTCACTTGCTGGATCTTTAGTTATAAGTTCACTACTAAAAGCCATTGGTAACAATTCTTCAACAAGTGCTGTTGAATAGAATGCTTCATCATGAACATAGTAACCAAGTTTTTTGGCTTTCTCCTTACGACAATATCTATCTGCCATACGATTAAATGTTTTAGCTAAACGTTTAATACCAAGACGATACTCTTGTTTAGATAGTTCTGGTGATAACCATTCTTGTATTTTATCTGCACGCTTTAATGACCATTCAAGTAGTTCTTGTTTAACGTCATCTACTTCTGCGTATCCTTTATAATTACGTGTGATCGTGTAAGCAACCGTTGTTGAGACTGTTACTAAATCACTAACCCAAGGCTCTTCTTCTACCATTTGTACACCTTTCCTTCTACGACAAATGAATTATTTATTATTGGTACTGGAATTGGTGTTACTTTACCGTTGTGTATATACAACAAACCAAAAGCACTTTGCCAGTTAGCACTTCCTCCTTTGAGGTAAGTGGCTTGTTTTAAGTCCATCATATTTCCAACTTCAAAACCATAAAGACTTGAAATTTGTTTTCCATTGAAAGATTTGTTTTCGTGCAAAAATCCTAATTTATGTGTGTGTCCGCATACGACACTCATACCAATTTTTTTAGCCAATGACATTGCGGTGCCACCACTGTATCTACTGGTTGGTCCTTCATCGCCGTGTCCCATTACCCAACCTGGAGCAAAATTCCATAGTTTATTGTGGTATGTAATTTCTAAATCACGATAGCCAAGAAGTTTTTCATACTTTAAATCTCTTAATGTTGCGAGTGCTGGCGCATCTCGTTCAATGTAACGTTGTATGCGGTCTCCGTGATTTGATCTCATAAGATGAAATGGATAGTCGCCTAATGCTTCACGAAATTCACCCATAATACGAGTGGTCTCATCAAGGTCTCGCTGTAAATTGCTGTGTTCTGCAGCATATCCTTTAGACCAACGTGCTGGTGCTAAACAATCAGCTTCATCACCCACACAAAAAAGTTCATCTGGTTCATAATCTTTAACAAATCTAACTACAGCCTTTATTGCTTTCTTATCATGCAAAGGTATTTGCATATCCGATAGCACTACTATGCGTTTCATTGTTTATCCTTAATAGCATTTGATAGTGCTATCACTTTGATAGCAATAAAATTGGTGTAAGCAATAGTGTCAGCTAGTTCTGCAAGCAACTCATCAACTGTTTCTTGAACAGTAAACGTTTCAAATAACTGACCTGTTGATTTCATATACTGGTCAGCACCGACACCCTTAATACGACTCATCACATAATCATTAAACGATTCCATAAAAGATGTTAAATCATTTAATGCTATGCCACTTCCGTGATCTTTGACTGCTGGATGTTCGTAGAAGAAGCGTGTGGGAGCTTTATGGTTATTGTTTCCGTCAGCTTGTTGTGCGCTACTATCTTGAATCCCTGCTTTATTAGAAGCATCAGGACCTGTTCCCATTCCACTTGTGTCATTATTCATCTTCTTCCTCTTCCAGTTCTTCGGGAGCAAACTCTCCGTCATAAAAGTAATTTCCTGTTTCGTCATCTTGCGAGTATACGTAGACCGAAATCTTTTCCGACCTTTCGTTGAGTAAATAAATTTGTACTTCATCTATTCCTTCCATATCTTTATCTATTTCATCTCCATCAAATGGTCCACCGACAAAAGTTGGAATCATTTGGACTGCTTGTGCGTAATGAAAGGGGGAGCGG